GCTTATTAAGTGCGTAGATTATATACTATAAGTTCTTATATAAGGAGAATATATTATGTCAGACATACATGATAAGTTAACAGCGGCTTTTGAAGCATACCAAGAAGAGAATGCAAAGTTCTCAGAAAAGGGTGTGAAAGCGGCCGGCACAAGAGCGAGGAAGGCTCTTCTTGAAATTGCGAAAGCAACCAAAGAAAGAAGAAAAGAAATCCAAGACGCTAAAACACAAGCATAATCAAAATGTGGATCTATCACAATAGGTCCACATAACTATTCAGTGAACATCGACAACAAATCATTCTGTGTGTATGCATGGACCCACATGATGGTGACAGCATCAGGCAAACCTGTGCGTGGCGAATACTGGCCGTGCTGTAACTGGACTCCCACACAAGACGACCTACTGCCTGGCAAAGGGTATGATGTAGAAAACTCTTCTATTGAAGAATTTTGGCAGTCGGATGAAATGAATCTCATAAGAAACAGAATGCTAGAAGGCAAACCTATCTCAGGTTGCACTGCCTGTTACCAAGAAGAACGCATGGGCACAGCAAGCCTGAGGCAACAAGAAAACAAAGGGTGGAGCAGGATGCGAGAGATGCCTCCCATCAAAGATGTTATAGAACGCTGGCAAGAAACTGGTGTGTGTGACCAACCTGTGTCACTAGACGTAAACTTCAGTTCGTTGTGTAATCTAAAATGCAGGATGTGTTTTAGTGGCCTCAGCAGTGAGTTAGCAAAAGAACAAAAGACCATAGTAGATGAGCAAGGTTGGGAATGGAAGGGTCATCTTGGTTGGGAACCATTGGATATGGAGATAATAGATCATGGCAACAATAACAAGTTGATGACCGACTTGTATGATATGATGAAAAATACAAAAAGGATATATCTAAAAGGCGGTGAACCAAGTCTCTTGCAAACAATGTACAATTATTTAGACTACCCAGTCGATAAAGGGTATGCTGAAAACATACAAATTAAATTCAACACCAACATGACTAATGTGCAAAAAAGGTTTGTTGAACTTATGGACAAGTTCAGAAAAGTTGATCTCACCATGAGTATCGACGGTATCAACGATGTACAAGAATACATTAGAGCACCCAGTAAATGGCAATCGATCAAAAAAAATATAAACTACTTCATAGACAACAACGATCGTGCGGACCTGCAGGTATCACCATGTTGGCAAATTTATAATGTATTCAGCATCTATGAATATCTGGAATGGTTCAATGAGATAAACAAAAAGAGAAAAGTAGAAGTTACCCCAATCATACTAGACTATCCCATGCATTTTAGAATTGACTCATTGCCTTATGAGGTAAGAAAACATGCAATACAGCAAATTAAAGAATGTTTTAAGTTGAAAATATCTAGCCAACCCACACTGTTCAAAAAACTTTACACACTTTTAAAAATGTTAGAAGATGAAAAAGAGAACACAGATCATATTGACAAATTTGTGCGAGTCACTAAAATGTATGACAAGTATAGAAAACAATCGATAGAAAATTCATTACCTGAGTTATATAAACATGTTAAAAAATATTTCTAATATGACAAACAAGGACAAAGACCTTTTAGACATTCCAAAGTTTCTGCGTGATCTCAGTGAAGCGGAATCACAAGTTAAGACTGAAGTGACAGAAAAGAAAAACAAGATAGCATGGCCAATCGAAACACCGCCAGCAGAAAAGGTTGTTGAACAACCAAAGAAACCAAAACCCAAAGTAGATATACAAGCAAGAATGCAGGCACAGACTTCAGAGTACCTAGTCGATGTGAGAGACATCATAGACTGTACCATTGAAGGGATTAAGGTTGAATCTGTTTACGATTTCTGCAAGGAACACAACATACCTGGAGCATATTGTTCTAAACTTTTACCTAAATGCGAAACTCTCAAGTATGAATACACTACAAGCCTAGAATCAAGAAAAATAAAAAGCGAAGAACGTACAGAAGAGCAACAAGACCTATATGAAGCATTCGAGTGCTACACCGCCAAAGAGATGAAAGCATTCATCACCATACATGATCAAGCGATATCAGATATAGAACGCTGGAGCAAGATCAAACAAGGTGAAAAGAAAGCAAGAAAGCCTCGTGCGATGTCGGTGGAACGCATGATCAAGAAATTGCAGTACAAGAAACAAGACAGCAAATATAAATTGCAAAGTATCGACCCTATATTGATTCCTAGGTGTCAGCAAATATGGGTGTTCAATACCAAAACAAGGAAGTTGGCACAATACAACGCAATCAGCAGGAACGGCATACTAATCAAGGGCACAACACTAAAAGACTTCGACACAGGTGCTAGTGTGTCAAAAACTGTGCGTAAACCAGAACAGATCCTGTCAAAGATCATTACAACAGATGGTAAAATTGCATTGCGTAATATGTGGGACAGTATCAAAACACTAGAAACAAAAGCAAATGGAAGGATAAATTCAGATACAATACTACTAAAAGTATTGAAATGAAAAATTTTTGCGTAAACCCTTACTATGCCTTATCATCTGGAATCTTCACAGAAGATAGACCTTGCTGTGTTCTACGGCCATATGACGATGTAGAGCCTGATAGAAGCACACTCCAACAAGAATTCGATAATGGACAGTATCCTAAATATTGCGAAACATGTTGGAGAGACGAAAAGAATGGTGTTGTTAGCAAAAGAATGCAAGACAATCAAAGTCTCAGTCGCAACACAAATAAAGATTTAGAGACGCTGTACGAAGAAAGACACAGTGAAACAATGCTGTCTTTCCAATACAAGGCCAGTAACCTGTGTAACCTAAAATGCAAAACTTGCCATTCCTCTGACAGCAGTAGATGGTACAAGGAAGATAAACATTTTGGCAGGACCTCCTTCAACGGTGTCAACGTCAACGACCCAGATAAGATATCAGATGAACATCTACAATCGCTTGTGTTTCTAGAAATACTAGGGGGTGAACCATTCTTAGATTACAGTCACCTGCGTTTATTAGAAAGGCTGATTGATCTTGGCAACACAACACTACAAATAAGTTATCAGACCAATGGACAACAAATGCCAAACGAAAAATTATCTAAACTGTTAGAATGCTTTCCGAATATCACAATCAGTTTGTCTGTTGACGCAACACACAAGGTGTTTGACTACATGAGATACCCGGGCAAATGGGACAAACTTTTAGACACATATTCAAAATTCAAAGCAAACGGTTGGCATGTATCTGCCTACTGTACACTGAGCAATATGAACGTATTTTATTTCGATTACCTGTTTGAGTGGGCCATGAAGCATTTTGCAATAAACGAATTTGGTTGGCAATTTATCTACGGTCCTGAAGAAATGGCTGTGAATGTCATGCCAGACGTTCTGAAGAAAAGGATTACTGATAAATTAAAACAACACAAATTTGCCACTTTCTTCAAACCGATCATTGCATCTATCAACAAACCTTGTGATGAAAAACTGCTGAAGAAGTTCAAAAAAACAGTAGGTGGGCAAGATGAGTACAGAAATATTAACGCAAAAGATTTTGTACCAGAAATAGTTGATTACCTCTATTGACATTTAAGGTATACTAAACTATTATAAACATATGGAAAATTCATTAGTACCAATAGTCATTGAGCAGACCTCCAAAGGTGAACGTTCATATGATATTTTTAGCAGACTACTCAAAGAACGTATTATATTTCTAACTGGCCCAATCAACGACACAGTGGCATCGTTGGTATCAGCACAATTACTGTTCTTAGAATCAGATAATCCAAACAAGGATATCAACTTCTACATCAACTCACCGGGAGGTTATGTAACGTCAGGACTGGCGATGTATGACACCATGCAATTTGTAAAGTGTGACGTGTCCACCATTGTGATCGGACAGGCATGCAGTGCTGGGTCGTTACTTGCCCAAGCAGGTGCCAAAGGCAAACGATTTGCCTTACCACATGCAAAGATAATGATACACCAACCGTCGGGTGGATACTCAGGACAAGCAACAGACATAGACATTCATGCACAAGAAATACTCAAAACCAAGCAACGTTTGAATGAGATATATGTTGAACACACTGGGCAAGACATAGAAACAATCCAAAAGAACATGGAACGTGACAAGTTCTTCACTTCTGAAGAAGCATTAGAGTTTGGTCTTATAGATAAAATCATAGACAAACGTCCAGAATAATTACTGTATGGCAACAAGAATTGCAACAGTGATTGGCAACGGTGAAAGTCGTGCAGGCTTTGACATCAACACAACCAAGAAGTTGGGATTGACTGTAGGCTGTAACGCAGTACACAGAGATATGAGTCCTGACTATTTGGTCTGTGCCGACAAGAAGATGGTCATGGAAGTGCTGAAACACAAAGACAACAAGGTGCCATACCCTTTGTATACCAGACCGATGTGGATGGATGCATTCAAAAAACATCATTTCCTGCCAGTTCCAGACCTACCATATGAAGGCAAAGACAGGATGGATGATCCTTTCCATTGGGGCACTGGACAATTTGCCACGTTGGTCGCACTAAACAACACATGGAGAGGCTGGGTAGGACAGAAAGCACAAACTGTATTCTTGCTAGGATTCGACTTGTATGGTTCTGGTGATGATCAAAAACTACACAACAACATCTACAAAGACACAGACAACTACTGGTCAACATCTAGACATGCAGTGCCACATCATTATTGGGTGTACCAGATGTCTAAGATATTCGAACACTTTCCTAATACAACTTTCTTTCAAGTTAATGCAGAGGGTTGGAAGACACCAGATGAATGGTCACAATGGCCTAACTTCGAATTTATATCTACAGATGAATTTTCAGACTTTATAGTCGATTACCAACAGCAAGAAATTATGAAACAAAAAGAAGCAATCATAAATGATCTTAAACGCAGAATCTAAAGTAGCCTTTGTGTGGGGCAACGGTGAAAGCCGACGTAGGGCAGACAAGATGTACGCAGAGTTCTGGGCGGACATGAAACAGATAGGCACACATTACGGATGTAACGCAATGTACCGAGACATGATGTTGGACCACCTAATCGTGATTGACCCTGCCATGCTGGATGAACTGGCCAAAGACAAACACAAATACGCAGATCATTATCCTGTGTGGACGGGATATCGCAATCCAAAACAATGGGGATCGAAAGTAAAGAACATACCCAAGAACAAAAGATGGAACGCAGGCACATCTGCCACACACCTGGCAGTGCAACACGGTGCCACGCAAGTGTTCCTCATAGGACATGACCTAGAACCAAACCCAAACGGACTGACCAACAACATGTACAAGAGCACTAACAACTACAGGAAAGTTTTTGAAGACGACATCGAATATGATCGATTCTACAAGGACTGGGAAGAGATGCTCACAGTGAATTCGGGTGTGCAGTACTTCAGAGTCAAACCAGAGTCAGGATTTATTCCAAAGGTAATGAAACGTGGCCCAGTAAAACACATCACTTGGAATGCTTTCGTCAGCAAAGTTAAATCCATGCGTAAGTCGTTGGCAGTGGCATAATTACTGTATGAAGGTCACAAGAGTTTCAACCAAAAACCCTCTGCCAGAAGATTACATTGTCACCTACAAAGAAGATGGCAGGTATGGATTTGTGTACTACCAACAGCAAGGTGATCACAGGATCAAATACACTGGTAATATTTTCCAAACAGAAGATGAAGCGGAGAAAGAGGCATACGAATGGATGTTCGCACAGGACACAGATGACGACACCAGGCGACAAGTGAGCCAAGAAATGAAGCATTTCTTCATAGAAGAAGCATCAGTACACTAAAAAATCCTTATATTTCAACGACTTAAATGAGTTGACAGATCTGGCAAAAATGCTATTATAAACTATGAATAACAAGGAGAGTATATGTCAATAGTAGATCTAGGTAACGGTAGTGTGCTTAAGAATGGTGTAGTTTTTGACGCCGAAGCAAGAAAATATCGCACTAAAATTTTAACAAACGAAGAAGGTAAAGTGATCGGCAGTGAGTACAAACACTGTGAAGCACCTTTGTATCCTGAGATGGATGACAAGGATCATGCAGAAGAGGAGAACATGCAGGACACCGACACAGCACAAGAAATGAACACAGAAGACTTGATGGAGTATTTTAGAGACTGTGACAGACTAGAGGAGATTGCACAATGTTGACATCATTCATAATCACAATGATGGCAATAGTAATGGGAATTGTATTAATTGCATGGACAGTATAGAGTACAACACAAACAAGGTTATCGCCATCGCCAACAAGGTAATCAAGGTGTATGGCTGGGTTACCAAAAAAGATAAATGCATGATTGCCAGTATGTTGAAACAGCAATCAGACATCACAGGCAAACCTTTGCCATATGAATGGAATGGTTCAGTTGTGGATTACAACAGAGCATATTCCACAGCAGAGCGAGTGAAGGACTATTACAAACATTTTGAAATGACTGACACAGATGAGCAAGTGGTTGAAAAGATCAAAGACCATTTCAAAATATACTTGTTCAAGATTATAGGTGAGACAACATCAAGTTTCCAACACCTTACAACAAAATTATTACAGCAGGAAACTGTGGACGAAGAATATATCGGTATAGTATCAAGTTGGCCACACATAGTTAACGACAAACAGAAAGAGGTTGAGAATGCATAGTGCGAGTATTATCAAAGAGATAGAATCAAACAACTCAAGATTGTTCAAAGAAGAAATCATTAGGCGTGAAATAGAAAATGACAACACCAACTTCTTCACAGGATGCAGGATGGCACTTGATCCACTTATCACATATGGTGTGAAACAAGTTCCTGAAGCAGAAGCAGATGGCCCAGGTTTGTCCTTTGGTGAATTTGTTGACCTGGCAACTGAACTGAAAGATAGAACACTCACAGGACATGATGCCAGAGATGCAATATTAGAAGCAATGAATCAATCAACAACTGATGATTGGAACTATTGGTACAGAAGAATACTGATCAAGGATCTCAAATGTGGCATGAGTGAAAAAACAATCAACTCTGTGGTAAAGAAAACCAAACGTGATGAATTCAAGATCCCAGTGTTTACTTGCATGTTGGCACATGATTCTGCAAACCATGAAAAGAAAATGATTGGTAAGAAGTTCTTAGATTTCAAACTAGATGGTGTAAGAGTAATTGCAATCATACTGAATGGTATCTGTACACTCTACTCACGCAATGGGAAACAGTTCCACAACTTCAGCAACATAGAAAAAGAACTACAGAACAAACTGGGCGAGCAATCAAAACAAGCAGGCATCGTCATAGATGGCGAGATTGTTTCTAGTTCATTCCAAAAACTTATGAGACAGGTGCATAGAAAAGACAATGTGCAGGCAGACGACACAGAATTTTTTGTGTTCGACACATTGCCACTGGCAGAATTCCAAGCAGGCAAGAGCACAAAGACCTGTAGAGAAAGACATCAACAGTTGCTAGACATATTTGGCAACGAGGGAATGGGAGATGTGATCGTGGTCGAGAAGAAAGAAGTTGACCTCGACACAGACGAAGGACAAAAGACATTCAAAGAGTACAACAAGATGGCACTGGATCGTGGATTAGAAGGCATCATGATAAAAGATGTTGATGCATTGTATGAGTGTAAGCGAAGTCACTTCATGCTCAAAGCAAAACCATTCATAGAAGTAACACTGACAGTCACAGCAACTGAGGAAGGTACAGGTAGGAATGTAGGCAAACTTGGTGCTTTGATCTGTGAAGGTGTCGACGATGGCAAGTCGATCAAAGTAAACGTTGGCTCTGGTCTATCAGATGAACAGCGAGAATCATTTTGGCATCACAAGGGTGACATCATCGATCAATTAGTAGAAGTAAGGGCGGATGCTATTACTAAAAACCAAGACTCGATAGACGAGTACAGTTTGAGGTTTCCGAGATTTAAAACATTCAGAGGCTTTGAAGTAGGAGAGAAAATCTAGTAACAATCAGTAACATTGCGTTAATAGATTAATCTTTAAATAAGTCTGGAGGAAACTTGTTTAGAATTTTCAAATCGAAAGATTCCTGGCGGAATCAAAAGTATCCCGCTCATGTGGGTTATGCCAAAACAGGAAACGGTTTATGGTATGAATACTGGAACGATATGAGTTGGAGGCCAACACTCAGGACAAAGATCATACTAGCATTCAGAAAAACAATTTGGAAAAAACCCACATTCAGAAGTGTGAAACGTTTCGTCCTTGCCAAAAAAATAAACAAACAGTTGACAAAATCCATTTAGAAACTATACTATAACAATGGACAACATAATAGAATTTCCCAACAAACAAGAATCTGCTGATGCTAAAAGCAAGAGATTGCTAGAAGACATGACCTACGTCATATTAAAGATGATCGACAACGAAGGTTTCGACGTGAACGATCGTGCATTCAAACGTGACATGGGCAGTTGGATCAAGTTTCTCAAGATAGCGATAGACAGGCAACTGGGCGCCGACGATGAATCACTCGAACACATCAAACGAGTAAACGTGGATTTAGATCAATGACAATGCATCTACAACGTGGCATGACCACAATCAATCATGGCAAGACAAACTTCAAACTGAACACAAAACAACGCAAGGCTCGTGACCGGGCACTTGCAGAACAACGCAAACTGTTGAAGAAGGTTGGCATCAATCCTGATCGCGATATAGACCCTAGACAGTTCAGAGTTTCATTTGGTAGTGAAGTGGTGAGTTCCGGCAAAAACTCTCGATCGGTAACCAGCAGAGTCTCATCACCACAACCCACGCAGTGGAAAGATGCTGGTGCTAAGAGACACAAGCCACAGACGTACAGTGGCAAACAAAAACTGATAGGCATCGCGATGATGCACAAGAGCAATCTAGTTCCTGTGTTCAGTGACAAAGATGCAAAAGACATATCAAAGATGAGGAGAGGTTGATGGAACTACAATTAATACTGGCAATAATAATAGGACACTGGATAGGTGACTATGTGTTACAGACAGAGGCCATGGCTGTGAACAAGTCCAAATCCAACAAATGGTTGACCATACATGTGGGAGCATGGACATTTGGATTAGCAGTGGTGGTCATACCATTCAGTGGATTGGTATCAATCTGGTTGTGGGTGTTGTTGA